TTATCACAGCGTAGGGCATAACAGAGTAATAGACGCCCTCATAAGTAACAATATGATTATAAAGCAGGTTGTCAACTGCGCCTAACCAATATAGCACAGCAAATGCTAGCAGTGCGCAACGAATTTTGTCTGATAGTTGGAAAGATGATTGCGCAGCTAGTAGGTAACACAGCGCAGTGATGCAGAATCTCGGAAAGTCAGACAGGAATAATTGATAGCAAAACAGGTCTGCGCACAAGATAAAAAGCGGCAATAAAGCCGCCCTGTTAACTAGTGCGATTGATAGCCATAAAACTATCAGCAGCAGGTCAATCACTTGCGCTTGGTCTTGTCAGTGCCTTTACTGCGCGGCTTTTGTTTTGGTGATGCCATTTTGTTGCTCATGGTTGGTTGGATGGTTTAGCTTATATTATAATTTGATAAAAATAAAGCCAGCGTCATGCTGGCTAGTCAACGTATAAGCCAAGCTGATGCCCGTCAAATTCTTTACCTGAGATCATCATGACAAATGCTGATAAAGTGCTTTCTGTGTATCTGTATCCTTTAGCGTGATATTTAACAATTCTAGCAATTGAAGCCACAGGAAAGGTTACATCATTAAAAGCTATTATTTTTGCCTTCACGTCTTTAAGCCAATCCTCATGGCATATAATGCTTTCATCATCCACTGAGTATGCGCAACAACAAGCAGTCAAATCAAAAGAATCAACGCATGACTTTATGCTAGAGTATTGAAACTTTGTTATAAATTGAACTTTTACGCCATCTTCGTTTTTAAAACTAATTAGCTCACCTGCTGGGCATGTGAACACTCGGAAAAAACCGCATTCCTCAAGGCGCTTTTCGGCCTCATCTTTTTTGCCGAGGTCGATAAAGAATATATCGTAGTCAGATATAGGCTCTTTTTTGTGTATCCAGCTCCTGAAATAACCTCCAGCTAAGAAAAGCGATTCTTTGAAATCATGAATGAGATCAAAAACAGCATCATCACAGTTTGAAAATCTTGATTCTTTTACTTTGTAATTTATCACGGTAATAGCTCCTATTAAGTCTAAGAGCTATATCTCTATAGCGGAATAAGGTTCTAGCAGCATTTATATAGTATAGCGCTTACCTGCACAGTGCGCCACCCTGCATGAAAGGCCCAAAGAGGAAAGCCCAGCAGTGTCCGATTTACCCGCTACCCGCCCGCGACTACTATGATGGAGGTCATACGCTAAGGCGGCGGCTCCCATCGGCGTCAGGGGAGTTTTAGGAAGCCTTTGTCGTAAGCCAAGTTCAGCGCATATCTCATATCTGAAGTGCACTCCTTGTATTCGTAGCTATTTAACCACCGCTCATTAACAGAGCTTGCATCTCCGCTTGGCTTCTTTTCTTCGCACCAGCGCTCAAATTCAGATGAAAAAACTTCATTATCAGACAGTATTGCACTCATCACAGCATCAACAACCCGCTTTCGCTCTAATTCTTTGGCGCGTGTTGCGTGGTCTAGTGGTTTAAGCTCAGTAGTTGGTAATTCAGCAGAATCAACACAATCATGCTCATGCCGCCAAAAAATAATCCTTTCGCCGCGTTTTGCAATAAATTCTACGGTTCCCTTGCTAATCCCACCCCAGAACATTTCACACTCAGCACCAACCGGCGGCAGCGCAATGGCTTTTTGTTGCTCGTAGCAGTACCAATCAACAGAGGCGGGCGCGCCCACGCCGCCAGCTCGACCACTACCATCAAATGTTGAGGTTATTTTCACTGGTTCGTATTGCTCAACAGGCTTATAGCGCTCGTCAACGATGCGAAAATGCAAAACGCCATGCCAATTTAGGTTCCCCGATGCGCAATCGTTTGACCTACCATCGCAGTCACGCCAAGACACAACAACATCATCCGGCAAATCAGGCTTCACGCCATTAGTCGGATATTCAACGCCCCATTTATAGCCGTTAATCCAGCCTAGTTCGCGTGCGCGTTTTTTGAATTCTGCAACGGTGCAGACGCTTGACGGGTAAAAGCTTCCGTCACCAGCCTTTCTGCAAATATAATCATGTAGCTCAACAAATTCACCATTACTATCAGTCGACACCTCGCCTTTACATACCACAACTGCTTTATTAATCAATTCTTGCTTATTCATTTCTCAATCTCCTGTTAATAACTCACCCAATATAGCACACCAATCCGCGCAAGTGGTCAGACCTCTATGCGCCGTAAACGTGCTACATTATGCAAAACAACGGGAGATAACAATGCAAACCTACCTAACAAACCTAGCTGAGATATTCAAGCTGGCTGCTGCGTATCAAGACCAATTCATGACTGCGCACGCCGCAAGACTGCTAGAGCTATCATTGCAGCCTAAAGCCGCTTTGGCATATTGGCAGCAATACTGTGCTTATTTTCGCACTGTGGCTGAGCCGCGGTTGCTGCAAGAAATTGAAGAGTACTTAATAGATAAAACCCGCCTATTCAGCGGGTTTCGTTTTAACGCGGAAACTTTGTCAAGCAGTCGTGTAAATCAACCTGCTTACGCTCAGCTTCCGACCTGTAGGTTTTTTTCAGTTCGGCAATCTTAGCTTCCAGCTCAGCAATCTCTGCTGACACTTTCGCATTATGCTCATCTACTGACAGCTCAGCAATCTCTGCTGATACTTCTTTCTTTGTGGCCATGTTTAGTCCTCAATAATAGCCGCCATTGCTGGCGGCGTATTTGCCCGTTAGTCTTTAAAAACCTAATGGAACTTTTTTACCCATTGGTCTGAAGGAACGCAATAGGCACGTTCTTCCGGTCCCAAACGCGCGTCCAGTTTGCAGCGGTTGCCAACTCTGCCTGAGTTGCAGACTGGCCAGCCACAGAAGCGCTGTTGAAAGTAAAGCCCAGCGGGTGGATAATGTCAGCGCGGCGACTGTGGATAACATCTTCACCACCACCGTTACCGCTTGATGGCTTGCGATCCATTTCAGACGGCACCAGTACACGGCCCTCACCCATTACAAACGCGCCAGCTCCAAATAGAATTGACGTGTAGGTGACACGGTTAGTGCCTGCAACTGCTGGCAGTGAATCATCAACAACAATGCGCTTGCCGCCGTAAGTGGCAAACATGGTGTTATTGTCAGCGTCACGTACGAAATCAATCAGGTTCAGTTTGCGCAGACGGCCATAAGGCACAGAGTGCATTGCAATAACCTGGAAGCCGCCAGCGTGATCACCTGCTGTTTGCTCAGCATCAATAATCAGCTCTGAGCTGATGCGCTCTGCATCGGTTACAGCACCAGCTACATCAGTTGCAACAGTGATACGCATATCGCCGCTGTTATTAGCACGTTAGACGCTAATACACCCAAACAAGACTGGATAACACGCCGCTCGTTTTGGGTGGCCCAATACTGACCGATGCGGCTAGTGATTGCGCCCACTGGATCTTCCAGCGCCAATTCACGCGCTAAATCCATAGTTGACCAGCTTTGGTTTTGAGCGGCTAAGCGCCAAACCATTTTTGCACTGGTTACGTTTTTAGGCGCGCTATTTGTTGCTGGATTGTCAGAGCTGTAGTTTGGCTCATCGAGACCTAAAGGCTTGAAGAATGGCAATTCACCAACATTACCACCGGTAGACGCTTGAGCTGATACAGCTGCGTCCATAGTGACAATGCCGCTATTTAAAAAGCGGTTTAATTGAATTTGCGCTTCCTGTTCGCGGCGTGCGAAAGTTAGCGGGTTGTAGATGTTGCTAATTTGAACAGTAGCCATTTGGCGTTACCTCTTTTGTGAGTTTAATAATTGCATATAGCGGTCAGGGAACTGCTTTGCAAAAAGCGCTTCCTCTGTCGCTGTCATTTCACTAAGGCTTTTTACCGAGGCACCGCCACCGTTATTGCCATTTGCCGCACCTGCACCGGAGTTAGGCGCTTGCGCTTCCATTAGACGGCTAAACTTTGGCATTTTAAGCATTTCAGCTACAAAGCCTGCCGCATCGACAGATAAGGCACCGCCAGCACTGTCTTTAAAAATGATCTCATTAGTTTCTGGGCTGACAACTACATGGCGCTCAAGCAAGTCTGAAATCGCTTCTCGCGCACCATCATCAACACCTTTAGCAGATAACTGGGCGATAATCGTTTTACGTTTATCATTCGCCCGCTCTGCTGCAAATTCTTTCACCGCTTCGAGCTTGGCTTCTTCCTTGGCCTTTCGCACCGCATCAGCAGCTTTCTCGCGCTCAATCCTCAACACTTCTTCAAGATTGTTTTCCTTGCGTGCCTGCTCAAGCCTGCGCTGCAATTCCTTTTCAGCTTCTTCCCGCTGCTGGCGCTCAAACTCTTCCCGTGTCGCTTTCAGCGTTTTGTTTTCGTCTTTGACGTTAAACAAGTGCTGCTTTAGCTCCAAGCTATCTTTATCCTGGTAGCCACCATCGACCTCTACAAACTGATCTCGCAGCGATTCAGGTAAATCTTCCAAACTTTTTACAAACATTAGGCACCGCCTTTAGTTATTAACCAGCGCACCGCACTGGTCTGACCTTACAAATTCTATACCGTCAATTCTATGGCGTCAAATTTTCGCCACTGTCTTGCTCGTCAAGCAACTCTTCGATCTCAAATTCATTCCATCCAGCCGCTTTAAGCAGCTGCAAAATGCGATCATCGCTGAACAATCCAGACATACGCAATTCTGTAACGATAAACCGGCCCTCTTCAACGTTGCGCTTACCCTTGGCAAATTCGCGGTTGAATGTAATCTCAATCTGGCCAAGCTGTTGCTCAATCTGGTCTTGCTTAAAGATGCCTTGCAGCACGCCACAATAAGCAACAAGGCGCTTATAAGCCGCTTCGATGTTGTTAACGATGGATAGCATTTTGCTGGCTTTATCAGCCGCTTCGTTATTGGCCTGAGTGTCGCTCTTGCCTGCGGATTCATCTCCTGCAAACTCACCGCCAAGGGCGCGAATATCTGCTGCGTTGTTGTCGCGGTATGTGACGAAATGCTCAAGCGCAGCATTTGCCACAAGAATATCCATCGTCACGCCCTCAGGCAGATTGTTAACCGTATCTTTGCTGCTTAAAACAATACAGTCGCGACCGTTGTTCGCCTCTTTGAAAATATCCATTGAACCACCGCGCCATCCGGTAGTATTGACCGTTGGAATCAGACCCATGCGCCCCTCAGCATAGTTGGCGCTGTCAACGTATCGGTGTAGAACCTTATCAACGATTGGCGCTAAGAATCCAAGCTCCATAGGCATTTTGCCAGACTCAGGTTCAACGTCCGACACGATTTCAACTGGCAGCCATCGCAGCGGCTGACCCTGAACCAATACGCGCACAGGCTCAGTTACAGGCGTTACTGATTGGCCGTTGCTTGGCACGGTCTCGCGCCACCAGATATAAAAGCCATCTTCGTCTAAGGCTAAAATCAGATAGTCGTCATACTCAGTACGGAATCCGGTGCGAATATCTAGGCTGTATCTCTTTTCCTTGAGCTTTAAATAGCTTAACTGCTGTGCGCCGTTTATCTTGCGAAAATCCCAATCGACCACCGATTCTCTCGGATAACTCTTAATCGCTGCGCGGTTACCTGATGCAGCAAGCTCTGCTGGCGTCATGCGCGAACCTGGCGCTGGTGAGTTGACAGATTCAGCGACAAGAATATGCCACTTAACTTGAAGCAGGTGCGCTGCAACGTTTTCGGCTTGGCCAAGCAACGACAAACCGTCATTGTCCACAGACTCTTTTAGG